CTCTGCTAACGCTCTTGCGAACTCATCCTCGTAAACTAATTTCATTGTTTGAGTTAATTGTGGAACATATTTCATAGCTAAATAATAAGCTAATCCTGATACCATACAAGGTACAAATCTAAATGGAACATCAGTTGCATTTGTGTAATCTCCAACATCTTGTATTCTTTTTATAAAAAAGAAGTGCATATCTTTAGATGCGTTTGTTGAATCTGGTGTTGGATAAATATGTATAGTAACTTTATCTATAAATCTTTCCACCCAATATTGATTAGGTGTGCCTTTAGATAATTTATTAGAAAAGCCTGCATAAGTAGATCTATCTACTTTTGTCATTGGTGAATCTGATTGTGTAGTCTGTGTTCTATTAGATCTTAATTGTGCTTCTAAAACATCAGACATTCCAAATACGCTAGCTGGATCTGTTGTCGTTGCAGAAGTTCCATCATCACTTGATCTAAAAAAATCATAATCTGCTTGACCTTCTATGAGATCTAAATTTGTTGAACCTATCTCCCAATAATGAATGCCTCTATTACCCCATTCTTGAAACAATATATTTAAAGTTCTTCTAGCGTTTTTTAATTGATAACCAGCAACATTTTGCTGGCCTATTCTTTCAAAAGCTTCTTCTATTATTTCATCAATAGCAAAAGTTTTATCAAATGTTGTTGTTCCCGAGGTAGTGTTGGCCATTTAACCTCCTATCCATCAAAGAATGTCGTAACACTCACTGCTGTTCCTGCTGGAATATCTATAAAAGCTCCTGCATCAAATAACACCCCATCATCTGGAATATATGGATCAATGTAATCTTTTGTAGTTGTTGCAACTTGAAAAGAAAATAAAGATGTTCCTGATACAGGTGATGTATTAAAATAAGATATATTTCCTACAGTTCCACCAG